CCCGCGACTCGCGATCAAATAACGATGATGGCCGAAGGTGGCCCAATATCTGAGGAACGTCTTAATAACCAAAGACTCCGTTGAGCACTCCACTTGAACAATTAAAAGAAGTAGACCTTTCCCATCTCTCTAAGGAGGAGGCGAAAGAGTTTACGATATTACTTGAGGAATTAGAAAAGCGTGAAAAACGCGAAAGTTCTATGGCCTCGTTTTACGATTTTGTTAAAGCGATTTGGCCAGAGTTTATTGCAGGTGCTCACCACAAGAAGATGGCCGAGGCTTTCGACAAGATTGCTTCAGGAGAATCTAAAAGACTAATAATTAATATGCCCCCACGACATACGAAGTCAGAGTTTGCTTCGTATTTGTTTCCTGCATACCTACTAGGTAAACGCCCTAAACTTAAAATTATTGAAGCAACGCATACCGCTGACCTCGCGATTAATTTCGGTCGTAGAGTGCGGGACTTATTGGAAAGCGAAGAATACGCAGAGATATTTCCAGCTACCGAACTAAAAGCCGACTCACGAAGCGCGGGTAAATGGAATACTTCCCAAGGTGGACAGTATTATGCGGCGGGTATTGGTGGTGCACTTGCGGGTCGTGGTGCAGATTTGTTTATTATTGACGACCCACATTCTGAGCAGGATGCGTTTTCGGATAAAGCGTTAGAAGAAGCCTACGAATGGTATCAAACTGGGCCTCGTCAGCGCCTACAACCAGGAGGGGCAATCGTAATTGTAATGACTCGTTGGTCTAAAAAGGACGTAACGGGTAAATTAATTAAACGGATGGCTCAGGAACAAGGTGGAGATGAGTGGGAGATTATTGAATTCCCTGCGATACTCCCCTCAGGCAACCCGTTATGGCCGGAGTTTTGGTCTCTTAAGGAATTAGAAGCGACGAAAGCGTCGATTCCTCCATCAAAATGGGCAGCGCAGTATATGCAGCGCCCTACTGGAGAAGGGATTTCTATTATTCCGAAGGAATGGATTAAGGAATGGCCCAACGATGCCCCTCCTTCTTGCGATTATTTGATACAAAGTTACGATACGGCGTTTTTAAAGTCAGAACGAGCGGACTATACGGCGATTACGACGTGGGGAGTTTTCTATCCTGAAGGTAAAATCGGCGATGAACTGTATAACGGGCAAGATGCCCATATAATTTTGATAGATTGCGTAAAAGAACGATTAGATTTTCCAGAATTAAAGCGTGAAGCGATGCGTTTGTACGAATATTGGGAGCCTGATTCGGTAATTATCGAAACAAAAGCGTCAGGTATCCCGCTTACACAAGAATTACGGCGGCAGGGTATCCCGATAAACACCTTTTCACCGAGCAAAGGGCAAGATAAGATCGCAAGATTGAATACGGTAAGCGCAATTTTCCAAGAAGGCCGTGTTTGGGTACCTGATACGAACTGGGGACAAGAATTAGTTGACGAAATCGTAGATTTTCCGAACGGAGAGAACGACGATTGCGTAGATGCGACAACTTTAGCACTTATGCGCTTTAGACAAGGCGGTTTTTTGCGTTTAGAAGGCGATTACGCCGACGATGAAGACTATTTTCCAAAAGTTCGTGTTTATTACTGATTTATTCTAGTAAAAAATAAGAGTATGGTGGCGAACCATGGCTGAAGTACAGATTCCTGAGGATGAAGAGAACGTAGAAATCCTTTTTGACGAAGAGGATAACGTTCTTGACCCGTCTCTTTTGACTGAAGAAGTCGAAATCCCATTTGAAGAAAATTTAGCAGAGTTTTTAGATCCTGCTACCCTTTCCGAAGTCTCTCATGAACTAACTACTGCGTTTGAAGAAGACCTTAGTTCTCGTGGTGATTGGTACGAAGCATTTAAAGACGGATTAGAACTGTTAGGCGTAGATAGTGACCCTAGAAGTGAACCGTTCGAAGGAGCGAGCGGGGTATATCACCCACTATTAGCTGAAGCGACTACTCATTTCCAAGCGCAAGCGTATAAAGAACTTCTTCCTGCAAACGGCCCAGTAGATACTAAAATCATGGGCGCGTCTAGCGATCCGAAAGCGATGCAAGCTAATCGCGTAAAGGATTTCATGAATTACCAGCTTATGTACAAGATGGAAGAATACGATCCTGAAATGGATCAGATGTTATTCTTCTTGCCTCTAGCTGGTTCTGCATTTAAGAAATGTTATTTCGATCCAGCGATAGGCCGAGTCGTTTCTAGGTTTATAAAAGCTGAAGATCTAATTGTTCCGTACTATGCAACAGACCTTCATACGTCTCCGCGTATTACTCATCGTATGGCAATGTCAGAAAACGACTTGCGTAAATTACAGTTAAGTGGTTTTTATAGAGATATGCCGATGACTTCTCCTAGCTATTCAGCAGATGGGGAAAACGCGGTACAAGATAAGATTGACGAAATAGACGGTGTTTCTAGGACAGGAACTCAAGCCGAATATACGTTACTTGAGTTTCATGTAGAACTAGATATCGAAGGGTTTGAACATACAGGTAACGACGGGGAGCCAACAGGGTTAGCACTTCCATATATCGTTACAATATGTAAAGATAACGATACTGTTTTATCTATTCGTAGGAATTACGAAGAAACAGATCCGATGCGTAAAAAGATTGAATACTTTACGCATTATAAGTTCCTCCCAGGACTAGGCTTTTATGGATTCGGCCTAATCCACATGATTGGCGGTGTTACCCGTTCCGCAACGTCAATTCTTCGCCAACTCATTGATGCCGGTACTTTAGCTAATCTTCCAGCTGGTTTCAAAGCTCGTGGCTTAAATATCCAGAGGTCTGATGATCCTGTACAGCCAGGAGAATGGCGAGATGTGGATGTTCCTGGGGGGACTATTCGAGAGTCGTTCTTGCCGCTTCCGTATAAAGAACCGAGTGCGACATTAGCCCAGTTACTAGGGTTATTAGTTGAGTCTGGACAGCGGTTTGCTTCTGTTATGGATAATCAAACAGGAGACGCTAATAGTCAAGCTCCTGTGGGTACTACAGTTGCGTTGTTAGAAAAAGGACAGAAAGTAATTTCTGCAATCCATAAAAGGTTGCATTATGCACAGCGTAACGAATTTAAAATATTAAAGAGATTATTCGGTGAATACTTACCTCCGGAATATCCTTATCAAGTACAAGGTGCTCAACAAACAGTTTTTGCTGAAGATTTTAATAATAGTGTTGATGTTATTCCTGTTTGTGATCCCAATATCTTTAGCACTACCCAACGGATTATTTTAGCGCAGACGCAACTTCAGATGGCTCAGAGTGCACCTCAGATCCATAATATGAAAGAAGCGTATCGTAAGATGTATATCGCTTTGAATATTAAAGATATCGACGATATCTTAATCCCAGACTTTGCTCCTCCTCCTAAAGATCCTGTTCAAGAGAATATGGATGCTTTGATGGGGGTGCCGTTAAAAGCATTTATTCAACAAAACCACGATGCGCATATTGAAGCGCATATGGCTTTTATGCAAAGTCCACAGATACAGCAGAACCCACAGGCGATGGGTGCCTTACAAGCACACATACAAGAACATATCGCGCTGAAGTACCGTATAAGAATGGAAGAGCTTCTTTCTCAACAAGGGGTTCAATTACCACAACCTGGACCAGATGGTCAGATGCCTCAATTACCTCCAGAGGTAGAAAGTCAGATTGCTATTGCTGCCGCCCAAGCAACGCAGCAAATAACGGGCCAAGATCAAGCGATGGCACAAGCCTTAGCCGCGCAACAACAAGACCCAGAAAGAGAAATGTTCGAACAGCAGCTAGAGTTAGAGTTCGAAAAACTCAAGCAGCGTGATAGAGATTCTGAGCGTAAAGCACAGCTTGAAAGAGAGCGCATTGAATCTCAAGAAGAACAAACAGACGTTCGTATTGCCGCTGAATTACAAAAAGCGGAAATGCAAGATGATCGTGAAATAGATTCTAATCTAACTGAAATAGCTAAAATCGTTCGAGAGTCCAGGGAGCAATAACTCATGTCACATCTAATCAGCAATATTCCACACTTTAATTGCTGGGTTAGAAAAGAATATACACACAATCATTTAGATTACCACGGAGAGTATTTACATGCGATAGCGATTGCGGTAAATACTATTCCTGATAGATCTCTATCATTCCAAGTTGTATTCACTGGATACGAGTTGGGGGAGGAAGAAGATTCTGAGAATCTTCACGGAGGAGCGATGTGGGCAAGAATGCCTATAACAGCTTTAGTAGCGGATGCGATGCTTGAGGAGATGCCGGAACCGATGGCTACTCATTTAGCGCAACCGTGGGACTGTAGTTCACGAGATCATGAAGTAATTGTTATGGATCGTGTATCTTCTAGTCCTTGGTTATGTAAGATTGACAATGATTTTCATACTGGGAAGTATTTGTTTACAGTTGATTACACAGGAAACGACATCGCTGACGATCCTGCACAACATAAACAAAGTCATTTAATACAACTTACAGATGCTGGGAAATGGACGGGCAATATTGTGGCGTTGCCTAACAATCGTGTAAGAGCGACTAACCCAGCATTATGGGAGACAGGTTCTGGAGCACCAGACTTTTATCCTAGTCAACATGTACATAGTGCAGAGATTGACGATAGCTACATGGATCCGAATGTAACGTTTAATAATTTATACGCCGAAGGAGATTAAAATGCCAGGACGTAAAACAAACAAAAAGATGCCTAAAATGGGTGGGGGAATGGCGCGAGGCGGGGCCACTAAGAAAAATAAAAAGATGCCTAAAATGGGCGGGGGCTACAAGCGTGGTGGTAAAGTTAGTAGTCGGAGCAAGAAGAAGTGAGAAACCTTAGATCAACGGAAATGCCTTATCCGTCCCCTAAGACTCAAAAAGCCGGTGTCCAACCGTCAATCCCAGAGCCTTCTAATGAAGGTTTTGCGAAAGCTACAATGCTGGCAGAAAAAACTATTAGCATTCCTGGCAAAAAAGTAAGGACGAAAGGCACTGGTGCAGCTACTAAAGGATTAGATTTTACTAGCTACGTCAACTAATGGACTTTATAAAATATTCGGAGTTTTTACTCCGCAAATTTCGTGAGAGACAAGATGATCTCACGCAAACACTCGCCGCTGGTGGCGCACAAGACTTTGTTCAGTACCAACGAATAGTTGGAGAAATTTCAGGGCTTAATTTTGCTGAACAAGAAATAACTGCCCTGCATGGAAGGATGGAAGATGTCGAAGACGACTGAACTTGAAACAGGGGCTACCCCTGATCGTGTGCTAAATTTTGGATCTGATACGCCGTTGGATCCTCCGAAGGAGTCTATCACTCCTGACAATTTAGATTCTCACGCAGATAAACTACCGAACCCCACAGGGTATCGTATGTTGATTCTCCCGTTTTCTCCTCCAGAGAAAACAAAAGGCGGCATTCTTATGGCTAAACAAACTCTTGATAAAGAGCGTATAGCTACAATCGTAGGGCTTGTTGTCAAACAAGGCCCAGATGCGTATTCCGACTCTGATAAATTTCCTGAAGGCCCGTGGTGTAAAGAGGGTGATTGGGTAATTTTCGGTCGCTATGCAGGAGCTAGATTTAACATCGAAGGAGGAGACATGCGTCTTTTAAACGATGATGAAATTCTAGCCACTGTAAACAACCCAGAAGATATTCTGCAATAAGGTGATTTAAATGGCTGAGTCCCAAGAAATTGAGTTAGAACTTCCTGATGAGGAAGTAGATCCACGTGAAGCTGATGTGTTGCAGGAACCGCAACAAGATTTCGATACGAGTGAGGCTGAGGTTGAAACTCCTCAGACTGATGAATTAGAGGATTACAGCGAGGGTGTTAAAAAGCGTATAGATAAGCTGACTTATCGTATGCGAGAAGCGGAACGCCAACGTGATGAAGCTGTTCAGTTTGCTAAAAAGATGTCTGAACAGACTAGCACTTTACAAAACAAGTTACGGTCTTCAGATGAAACGTTAGTAGCGGAATATTCAGCTCGTATTGCTTCTGATAAAGAACGCGCTAGACGAGCGTTAAAAGAAGCTCAAGAACTTGGTGATGCAGAAGCTATTGCTTTAGCTACCGAGGCAGTTGCTAAAACTTCTTTAGAAGCGCAAAATGCCGAAAGATTAGTTGCAAAACAAAAGTCTGTTCAGTCCACAGCTCAACAAGAACAACCTGTTCAACAACAGGCAACTAATGTACAACCAGCTGCTCCTGATCCTCGTGCGGAAAGATGGGCTTCAGAAAATGCTTGGTTTGGTGAAGATGATGGGATGACCTATGCAGCTATGGGCATCCATCAAAAATTATTGAAGGAGGGAGTTCCCCCTAGTTCTGATTACTATTACGAAAGAGTAGATAGTGAAATTAGAGAACTTTTTCCGAACAAGTTTCCCGAAGGGAAAAAGAACGTGCAGTCTTCTGTAGCAGGAGCCAGCCGAGGTGCTGGTGCTGTTAAAAAAGGAGCACGCAATGTGAAACTCACTCCGTCACAGATAGCAATAGCTAAAAGAATCGGGGTGCCTCTTGAAGAGTACGCAAAATTTGTATAGGAGATGAAAATGACAGATCGTACCTCCAGATCTGCTGAAACCCGAGAAAAGAAATCTCGCCGTAAACCATGGCAACCGCCATCTATGTTAGACGCTCCCGAAGCTCCCGCTGGCTATAAGCACAGGTGGGTTCGTGCAGAAGTCCGAGGGCACGATGACAGAGCGAATATGTCTAAGCGTATTCGTGAAGGATTCGAGCCTGTAAGAGCAGAGGATCATCCTGATTTTGATGCTCCTACTATTGAAGACGGAAAACACGCTGGCGTAATAGGTGTTGGTGGCTTAATTCTCGCAAAAATACCAGAAGAGACCGTTGAAGAACGTAATGACTATTTCCAAGGAAAAACAGCAGAACAACTTCAAGGTGTCGATAATGATTTGATGCGGGAAGCTGATCCAAGAATGCCGTTAAGACAAAGCGACATGAGGAGAAGCACAAAAGTGGAATTCGGAAGCCGACAACCGGCTACGGATTAATTCATCATTTTCCTTAGAGGATTAAATCATGGCTAATACTGACGCCCCTAATGGGTTCACTCCAGCCTACCACCTATATGGTGGAACGATTCGTCCTCAGAAGTTGCGTATTGCTAGCGGCACTTCTGCTGCTATCTTCAGCGGAGACGTTGTAAACCTATCTTCTGGGTACGTTATTCAAGGCACTGCGACAGGCACACCAGCAGGAGTTTTTGCTGGATGTTTCTATACCGCAACAGACGGTTCATTTACCTACTCTACTTTTTTCCCTGCTGGCACAACGACGCTAGGCAGTGGAGACATTGAAGCGTATGTATATACCGATCCAGGCATCGCATACGAAGCTCAATTTACTGCTGGCACCCCTGCCGTAAGTTTTATTGGCGCTAAGTACACGATCACAACCACCGCTGGCAGCACTAACAATGGTCGATCCAAAGAAGGTGTAACAGCGACAACCAGTAGCGGAATCGCGTTGTTGAACAGGTTCGTAGATTCTCCGAGTAATAGCATCGGTGCTAACGCTCGTGGATACTTTACGTTCCCAACAAACGTATTCGCTGTATAGTCGAAGGAGAGTAACTAATGGCTATTAATAGAGCTCAACTCGTAAAAGAGCTGGTTCCTGGCCTTCATGCTCTCTTCGGACTAGAGTATGATCGCTACGATGCAGAGTACGAAGAAATCTTCGAAACCGAAACTTCAGAACGTGCTTTTGAAGAAGAGGTAATGTTGACTGGTTTCGGCGAAGCTCCTGTGAAGTTTGAAGGTTCTGGTGTTACTTATGACACCGCGCAAGAATCTTTCACTGCACGGTATTCGCATGAAACTATCGCTTTGGCTTTCTCATTGACTGAAGAAGCTATTGAAGATAATTTGTATGATACCTTGTCATCTCGTTATACGCGAGCGCTCGCTCGTTCTATGATGACCACTAAAAACATTAAGGGCGCAAACATATTGAACAATGCGTTTAGCTCTTCTTTTGTTGGCGGTGATGGCAAAGAACTTTGTGCAACTGATCACCCGACTGTAGGGAATGAGACTCAACGCAACGAACTTTCGACTGCGTCTGATCTCAATGAAACCTCACTAGAGCAGTCTCTGATCGATATCGCAGCTTTCGAAGATGAGCGAGGTCTTAAGATCAACGCTCAAGCTCGTAAGCTAATCATTCCTACCGCTTTGCAATTCGTTGCAGATCGTCTACTGGAAACCCCAGGACGAGTTGGTACGTCTGATAACGATATTAACGCACTGCGCAACATGGGTATGGTTCCTGAGGGATACACCGTCAATCATTATCTAACTGATACTGATGCGTTCTTCCTGACTACGGATGTACCTAACGGACTGAAGCACTTTGTGCGTTCACCTGTTGCGACCAGTATGGAAGGTGACTTCGAAACTGGTAATGTTCGTTATAAAGCCAGAGAACGCTATAGTTTTGGCTTTAGTGACTGGCGTGGTATTTTCGGTTCTCCTGGAGCCGCGTAATATCGCAAAGAAAGGGGCACTTGTTGCCCCTTTTCTTTTTCTCCTGTATAAAGCAGTTATCCCTGACAGATACATCCCGTATCTGACATAGCCACGACAGGAGATAAACATGGCTAATGCAACTTTTAATGGTCCAATTCGTTCAGAAAATGGATTTAAAAATGTCGTAAAAAGCTCTACCACTGGTAGTCTAACCAGTGAGATGACGCTATCTCAGTACACTGCAACAATCACTGTTGCAGACGGTGATACAACAGGTAAGGAAAGTGCAATAGGCATTCCTTCTAACTTCATACCGATGGCGGTTACTGTTGCTGTTACTACTGCTGCAGCAAACGCTGTGAATCTAAACGATATTGGAACAGACGCCGACACTGACGGGTTTGTAGACGGT